TTGTATAAACTATATGGAAGGATTGGAATGGGTATATCATTATTATAATGGGGATTGTATCAACTGGAAATGGAGCTATAAATATGATTATCCGCCATTACTTACTGATCTAGTTCAATACATACCTAATTTTGACAAAAAATTTGTTAATAATGATCAGGAGGCATATTGTAGCAATTTTCAACTACTCTATGTCATTCCTGGTGGACAGTATAATATATTACCACAACAATTGCGCAAATATATCAGTGAGAAAAATATTGATTTTTTTGAGAAATATGAATTCGGCTGGGCATTTTGTCGCTACTTTTGGGAAAGTCACGTGAAACTACCTATTGCGGATGAAGCACTTTTAATTAAACGAAATATAGATCTAAAGCAAATTTAAAGTTCACCTCTTAATAATTATTTTTTATACCTGCATTCTTTTTATTATTAAGGAGTAGTTTAGCAATTCACTCAGGTGAGAGAAAAAAAGCCAATAAAAGCTATAACGTTTTTTAAACGATAAAATAAAGAATTTTTAATAATTTATTTAGTTGTTAATACGTTTGAAAAAATCATCAATCGTTTCTGACTCGGAAATGCTCTGTATAATATTTGCGTAACACATATTGGATTTCACGATGGTAGCAATCTTTTTACTATATTTTTGCAATGATTTCTTATTGTAATAATAACGCAACATCTCTTCTAACCCCAATTTGGTTATATAATCCATTTTTATTGTCTTATCTATTCGTCCTACACGTTTTAACGCCGGATCTATTGCGTCCAAATCATTTGTCGTGAAAAATACCAGACTATTATGTAATTCGACAATCCCATCTAGAACATTCAATATATATTCCAGATTTAATTCGTCACTATTTTGAGCAGATGTAATTGGTACTAAAAAATTATCTTCGCATATTTTTTTCAGTTTCTCCTCGCTCAACTCAATAATCGGTTTCGCACCTGTTTTTGTTGCTAATTTCAAATTTTCACGCGTTTTTAGTATCTCGCTACTATTCGCATCAAAATCCTCAAATACGATCACCAACTCGCTTTGCTCATATACTCGATTTCCGATTTTCAAAGGACGAAAAAGCGCCACGAATTCACTACATGTTTTCAACTTTGACCATGATACCAATACACAATGTCGACCCGTGTGTTTTATAGTGGATTTTATTAGCGACGATTTACCACATCCAGGAGGACCGTGTAACATACATACACCCTTGAATGGTATTCCATAATATTCATAATTTGACATATCAACGCTTTTACACTTGGATTTTATGAAGGGTTCCAAAAACTCGATAAATTCAGTTTTTTGTTCGAAAAATATATTGTTGAATGATTTGTTAGTATTGAACGGCGTCTCGCTGAATGAAATCGATGTACAATCTTCGTCATCATGGTATGATTTCTTATGCTCGAACACAATTTGCTCATATTTGCTTGTGTCATTCTTATACTCTTTTTCCAAACGCTCCACGAAATCGTTGAGTACTGATGCTTCATTTATCCCCTTTTTGTATATTCGATATACATACTTTTTTGATGAGTATAGCGATTTGTTCTTCTCTTTGTCGTCCTTCTCTTCTGACACCGAATCGTAAATTAATTCTATATAAATATTTTGGTCCTTATCTACTAATATTTCTTGACTGTCTTTCGGAATCAAAATAAAATCCGATTTGTTTATATCGAGGTATAATCCATTTTCGAAATTTATTATTTCCGTCATAGAACTTATCTTGTCAATATGATATTTTTTCAAATGATGATTGATTGCGTGGAAACGTTCACTATATAGGGTTTTCACCATTGATTTTTGGTTATATCCTGAATAGATCTTCAAATGAAAGGGTACCACAATTGATGATGTATTATAATCATTAGTTAAATAGTATTCTAATGTGTTGTTTATATGCGCGATTATATAAATAGGTGTGGCCTTATAAACCGCGTAAATGAAAAAAACGACCAATATATACGGATTTGTTGGCTCGGTCATATATTTTGTCATTAATGATGCTTGTAAAATATAAAATGCGTCCATTTTTTATATTTTATGATATGGAATATTTATATTGTTTTCACAACTTGTAGAGTATATATACTTATACTAATTTAACGACGTCTTCTTTTTAATGTGGTTCTTTTTCTATTTCCACCTGTTCTTGCGGTATTATTATATTGGTTTTCGATCAAAGTTAAATCATTAGATAATTGTCTCAATTCACTAGTTATATCTTCGCTCTCGGTCAATTCGAGCTGATATAATCGAGTTAAAATATTTTCAGTTTGTGAAAAATTAAAATATAGTTTAATCACTTTATAATACCTTTCTAATATAATATTAGGTCTATTATCATTATTATGACTTACATATATTAAATTACGTCTACTATCATTATTAATATTACTAGTATTACTAGTATTAAAAGTAATAAGTTCGTTACATATTTTTGTTATTAAATCGTTTATACGTTGGTGGATATTTTCAATAGTAGACATTTCTATATTATATACTTATAAAATATATTTTCGTCGTTTGCCATAAAACGGTTCATTCATATATTTTTCCACCATCTAAATTACTTACGGAATCCTTTATTAAACCCTTTCGGGACAATCTGTTGTTGGCTCTTTGACCCCGTGCGTCATGGCTTTATTCGCTTTCTTTGCCCAAAATGCTCCTGATTTTTCATTATTTTCACATCGGTTTGTGTCTTATCATATTTTGATACTTCCAATAAATCACTCATAGTTGCTCGTCTTATTTTGATTTCAGACATTATTATATATGATAATAAAATAGTGTTTATATTTATTACGGTAACAAATATAAAACTTACACTATATATATACACGTAATGAGTAAATATATTGATCTACATTCTATAGCAGAAACAGTCAATGAAATAAAGGAACATATACCACAAGAATCAACTCAACATGTGGTCTTTAATAAGGGTTATTGTGGCCAATTATTTCTAGATAAATCTTTTGGTATTCGCGGCAATAAATATTATTATAAATGTGTACCTTATGATAAGGATGTTCCGAATTTAATTATTCCATATGAGAAGAAGATCGGTTTCTCAAAGAAAGTAGAAAATATATATGTTCAATTCAAATATGCCGATATAGTTAGTAAACCACCTAAGGGTTCATTATTACAAAATTACGGTACTTGTATAGAAGATATTAATTATTATAATTATTTATTAGAAGCCAATGACTTATATGTTAGTCATAAAAAAATAAAAAATGTACTTATTACAAATAGTGAAAGTGAATATGATTTTGAACGTATTTTATCTCAATATGACAAAGATTACGAAAAAATAGATGAAAAAACCTTCGTTTTTAGCATTGATGGTGAAAATACCAGGGATATGGATGATGCCCTATCTATTTGTGATATTGAAAATGGTTATAGAGTCGATGTATTTATTACAAATGTACATATTTGGTTGGATCATTTTGATTTATGGCCTTTTATCAAAGATATGTTTTCATCTGTGTATTTACCACATAAAGCACATACTATGTTACCACAATTACTTACTGAGAAATATTGTAGTTTATATGAAAATACACAAAGAATAGTTGTTAAATACTCGTTTTTTATTAATTTACAAGGAGGAGTATATGATTTTTCTATTAAAAATGCGCTTGTGAATATAAATAAGAATTTTGTCTATGATGAAGAAATATTATTATCTAATCTAAATTATCAAAAATTAATGGATGTTACAAATATTGTTGGTAACACTATAGAAAATAGTAAGGATTTGGTAAAATTTTGGATGGAAAGAGTGTGTGGGTTCGTGGGTGATAGACATAAGATGGGAATTTTTGTCAGAAAACAACAATCATTTGAAGAAATTGTTAGTCATATTAATCAACCGGTTTATTTACGTTCAGGTGATTATTTACAGGTTACATCACCTTTACGTAAAATTGTGGATCTAGTTAATAGTATTTGTGTTGCCCAACCATCACTTATGACATGTGTAGATTATTTGTTTTTAGATTTAGAAAGATTTGAACTTATGAGAAAACGTACAAAGAAGGTCGAAAATGGATGTAAATTGTTACATATATTGGGATCGTGTGGTGAGATTGTTAGTAAAGTACAAGAGATTAAAGATGATTATTATAAAATAACAGAATTAGGAAAAATTATTAAATTAGATAAACCGTCTATAGTAAAAATTCAAAGATTCGGGAAAAATATTAAAATATCATAAATTATAATTCTATAAAATATATTTAATATATATATGGATAAAATCCCGGAATCTCCTACCCCCCTAACGCATGGCTGGGAAGGTAAATATGAAACTATATATCAAGATAAAATCCCCGAACCTCTTAGACCAATAACGCAGTTCTATAAAGGTCATTATTGGTCTAAATACCAATTATACAAAAATAGAAAAAGACTATTACCAATACCAATACCTAAAAATTGGACTATATATCATCTAGACTCGGATAATGTGATTAGAAAAGATGGTCATTTAGACTATTCTACAACTGGTAATTCAGATATTAAGATGTACCACGGCAGAATTGCGAAAGAGCCTTATGAGTGGTATGTAGCAAAAGATAACGAGCAATTTGACGAGGAATATATCATACCAAGATCACCATCACTATCACCAATCAACAGATCACCAAGATCACCATCACCATCACCAATCAACAGATCACCAAGATCACCATCACAAGAAAAAAAAGAGGAAATTGCTGGGAAAAAAATTAAAAAATTTATGAAACAACATAAAGGATCAATCGCAAACAAAAGACGTGGTGGAAATAAGTCTAGAACTAGACGTGGAACTAGACGTAGAAATAGACGTGGAACTAGACGTAAATAATAAATGTGATTATCAATAAAAAATTGATACTTTTTTTCAATAATTTTATGTATGTATAAAATCATTGCTAATTATTACATTATGCCAAAATATAAATCATTGGAAGCGGAATATACCAAGAAGAAACAACAAGTTTACGATGAATTTGAAAAAATGAGTAATAAAAACAAGGAATTATATAAAAAAACGGAAGCTAAAAGAGTAAAGGCAATATATAAGAAATTGGGAGTTTTGGAAAAAAAACGGGATAAGTTAAATGAAAAAATAGATACAATTGATTGTGAGATTTATGCTCTTCAACGTGAGCTTATTTTTGGTTAGAAATCATCATTTAAATTTGAATAAATAATGGAAATATAATTAATCTAATATAACAATTTAAAAATATGAATAATATTATTATTATTAGAATGTTAACTATAATTGAGTATGTTTGGATTGGAGGTAATAATGAGTTACGTGGTAAAACAAAGATTTTATACAAAGAAATAAAAACGATTGATGATGTACCTTATTGGAATTTTGATGGTAGCTCTACTGGACAAGCATATGGAAGTGATTCTGAAGTTATTATTGTACCAAGAGCACTATTTAATGATCCATTTCGCGGCGCACAACATAAAATGGTACTTTGTGATACTTATACACCCAATAATGATCCAATTGAAACTAATAATCGTTTTTGGGCTTCTAATATTTTTAGTCAAAAACCTGAAGAAGAACCATGGTTTGGATTAGAACAAGAATATTTTTTAATTGACCCTAAGAATATGAAACCATTAGGATATGAAGAAAATAAAGAACAAGGTCAATTTTATTGCTCGGTTGGTTCTGAAAATGCTTTTGGTAGATTAATTGCGGAAAGACATTTAAATGCCTGTATTTTAGCTGGTATTAAAATTTCAGGTATAAATTCCGAAGTTGCTCCTGGTCAATGGGAATTTCAAATAGGGCCATGTTTAGGAATTCAACAAGGAGATCATTTATGGATGGCACGTTATATACTCAAGAGAGTTGCCGAGATATATGATACTATTGTATCATTTGAAGCAAAACCATTAAAAGGTGATTGGAATGGTTCAGGATGTCATACAAATTATAGCACAAAAAAAATGCGTGAAGGGTTTGATGATAAAGAAGGTATTGTTTTTATACATCAAGCTATTGATAAATTATCCAAAAAACATATGGAACATATGGAAGTGTATGGTTCAGGTAATATAGATAGAATGACAGGAGAACATGAAACCGCATCATATGATACTTTTTCTTATGGTATTGCGAATAGAGGTGCTTCAATTAGAATAGGTAATGAAAATAATAAAAATAAAAAGGGTTATTTTGAGGATAGACGTCCTAGTTCTAATTGTGATCCTTATTTGGTAACTGCTATGATGTTCCAAACAACATGTCTTGATGATGATGTAACGGAATAATAATTATTCTAATAATGGTAAAACGCCGAAGTACCCTAAAATATAAATAAGAGTCGGTGGAGCAGCATTTCCGATTTGTTTGATTTGATCTTTAATGTTTCCATGTA